CGGCCGCGTTCTGCGCGCCGTCGGTACCAGTGGCGGTGCTGAGCTTCATCTTGCCGCTGGCGGTGATGCGACCAAGAACAGCGCCAACGGCGTAGCTGGTGCCGGCCGGCAGCGTGACGGTTTCGCGGGTGAAGTTGTGGTTCAGCTCGTATTTTAGGACGTCGCCCATGGTGGGCGGTTGGGTCAGCACGGACATGGGCAATCTCCGAAGATGTGGGGGTCAAAAAGAAATCCCCCGCCGGGGAGGAGCGGCGGGGGATCAGGTGAGCGGTGCAGAAATCAGGAAAAGCGGCTCAGCCCCTGGTGCCCGCCGAAGCAGCCTTCTTTGCGGCCGCCACAATCGGACTTTCCGCGGATTTGGGCAGGACGGGCGAAGGTGGGGCCGCGACGATGTCGCGCGCATCTGCCGCTGCGGCGGCCCGCTGCAGGACAAGCTTGCGCAGGGCCTCCGGTGCGGTGCCCTGGCGGAGCGCCTTCGCCGCGTCAATCGCGATGCCGAGCCGGCCTGCTTGCGCTGCGATTTCCGCGATCTCCGCTGCCGACTCTCGCAACTGCGCCGAGAGCTCTGCGAGATTGCTGGGCGCTGGGGCAACAGCCTCTGGTGGCTGCGATGCTGCCGAGGCATGGGTTGACGTGGATGATGGCGCAATGGCGGCATCGGTTTCGCCCTCTGCAGTGTCCGTCACATCAGCGTCGGTGTCCTGCGGGCTGTCGTCGGGCTGGTTCTCTTGGGCCATGAATGCCTCCTGTTTAGGCTGGGGAAGGGCTGCGCGCCGCGCGCGCACAAACGAGAGTGGCGGGGTGCTGGACAGCATTTGGCGAAAGCCGGCAAAGCCGCGCGCCAGATCTGTGACTTCATCGGCGAGGCCTGCGGCGACGGCATCCGTCCCGCGATAGGTCGCGGCCTCGGTCACCAGCGCCGCTTCCTGGCTCAGCCGACCGGCCCGACCAGCGGCGACAGTCTCGGCGAAGAGGAACCGCAGCACATCAATCTCGCGCTGGATGTCATCGCGGACTGCTTCGGGGAGCGGCTCATAGGGATTGCCTTCGACCTTATGCTGACCCGAGTGGATCAGCGTCACACGCACCCCGTCCTGATCCAATTGGCCGCTGAGGTCGGCATGCATGACCACGACGCCGATGCTGCCCGCGGCACCGGTGCGCGGCAGGAGGATGCGGTCGGCCTGGGAAGCCAGAGCATAGCCTGCCGAAAAGGCGTGTTCTGCCACGAAGGCCCAGACTGGCTTGTTAGCTCGGACGGCGCGGATCTGATCTGCCAGGTCAAAGACACCCGCCACTTCACCGCCAAAGCTGTCGATTTCCAATGCAAGGCCGCGCACGCTGGGATCCTTGGCCGCTGCCTCGATCTGCGCCGCGATCCCTTCATAACTGGTCTGGCCCGAGGATTGTCCGATCCAGGATCCGCGATGAATCAGCACACCCGAAATCTCGATCACGGCGACCCCATCGACGATCGGGTAGGGAACGTCGCCATGGTGTTGCATGCGTTCAGTGAGGTTTCCACCAAGGATGCTGGCGCGTGCAGGAAGAACAGTTTTGCCCTCTGGTGTGTCGACGCCATCAGCCAGTTCGACCTGCCGTCCCAGGATGCGCGGCCCAAGGCCGGACAGAAACGCCATGGCCTTGGAAGGTTCGACCAGGAGCGGCGTGTTGAAAGCGCGCGCGGCAATGCGGGCATGGAGCATCAGGGTTGGTCCTTGGCTTGGCTTTGCATTTACGATCCCTTCATGGTAAGGAGAAAGTGCAATATGTAAGGAGTGCGCCGATGCATGAATCGACGGTGACAGTAAAAGGTCAGACGACCCTTCCGAGAGATGTCCGGGCAGCCCTTGGTCTGACCAGCGGGGACAAGGTGCGCTACCTGATCCTTGAGGGTGAGGTGCGCATCGTGAAAGCGCGTTCCGTCAAGGAATTGCGGGGCATCCTGTCGAGGTCCGGCCAAAAGCCGGTCTCCTTGGATGAAATGGACGAGGCCATTTCCGTTGGGGCAACGGATAGTGTGGATCTCGATCCGTGATCGCGCTCGACACCAATGTTCTGGTGCGCTTCCTGGTGCAGGACGACCCGTTGCAGGCGCAGTTGGCGACGAAAGTGATCGAGCAATTGACGGACGACGCGCAGGGCTTTGTCAGCCGCGAGGTCTTGATCGAGCTCGTCTGGGTTCTGGAGCGCGCCTATCGCCTTGGCCGTGCAGAAATCGCCGTTGCCCTCGACGGTTTGCTGTCAGCAACTGAGCTGGACATCGAGGGCTCTGACGAGGTTGCTCCTGCGCTTGAACTCTACCGCAACGACGGGTTTGGCTTTGCTGACCTGATGATTGCCGCCGCAGCCCGGCGCGCTGGTGCCAACGAACTGGTGACCTTCGATCGTAAGGCCGCAAGACTTCCCGGTGTCCGCCTGCTGAGTGACTGACGTCTATCCTTCCTCCCGTGCTGTGGTTGAATGGTTTTCGGGATCAGGATACTCGGTTTCGACGCCCGCCTCCTCCGTTGGCATGGCCTGGACGCCCTGCGCGGGCGAGCCAGGCCGGCGGAAGTCGAGGCCCAGCGCGCGCTCGCGGTCCCGCTCTGCCGCAATCTGGCGATCGACCTGTTCCGCGTCATAGCCGCGCTCGGCGATGGCCTGCGTTCGGGATTTGAGCCCCGCCTCGATCTGGGCGATCTCGGCATTGGCATCCTTCAGCGGGTCGACCCAGTCCCATTTCGTCGGCAGCCAGTCGGCGGCCAGCATGCGCGGGCGATCCGCCTCATAGCCGGGCAGGGACAGCGCTCCGGAGAGCACGGCTAGGTCCAGCCAGCGCGCGTAAACCGGGCGACAAAGCTGGTAAACCATGACGGAATGCTGCCAAGCCGAAACCCGACGGCGGAACTCGATCAGCGCAAGACGCGAGTTCGAGAAGTTCCCCTTCACCATGTCATTGGCGAGGTAGGGGTATGGGATCCCGAGCGCTGCCGAGATTTGCAGCAGCGTCCGGTACTGGAACGGCTCATAGGTCGCGCCGCTGTCTGCCGGCTGGCCAACGGTCACATCCTCACCTGGATCGAGCCGGACGATCTGACCCGGACTGATCTCGACGCCTGTAGGCATTTCCTCGTCGTCCAAGGGGGCGAGCGGGTTCTCCGGGGCGGGCGAGGTCACGAACATCGCGTACATTGCTGCGACCTTTTTGCGGTCGAGCTCGGCATCGTCATATTGGTCGAGCAGGAACAGCTTCACGATCGCTGGGGCCAGTTTAGACACGCCGCGCAGCTGACCACCCTCGACTGGGTCGATGATGTGGATCACCTCCGAGGCGGGCACGCGGACAATTTCTCCAGACAGTCCAGGATCGGTGCTGTCGCCCGGATGACGGCGGAAGAAGTGATAGGCGACGCGCCGTCCAATCCGGTCGAACTCAATCCCCTGGCGGATTGCGTTGCCATTCCGCGCTACGCCTGTTTCATGCAGCGGCAGCATTTCCGAAGGCAGCATCTGCAGCTGGAGCGGTACCGTGAGGCCGTCCTCCACCCGCCGCGGCCGGATCCGGACAAAGACCTCACCCGCCAGAAACACCTCGCGCGCCGCCCGGCGCTGCAGCCCGTAGAAATCCGTTAGCCGCTCAGCATCGGCCTCATCGGTCCAGGCCAACCACAGCCGCTGCAACTCTTCTTTCCGGGCGGCATCGGCCAGTTTCGAGATCGGTTTGATGCCGTCACCCACGGTGTTGGCCGCCCAGCTTTCCACCGCATTCACGGCATAGCCGTTGTTGCGCACGAGCCAGCGCGCGCGGGCGGTGATGTCCGGGCCCGATGCTGCGATCAGCGCATTGACATGCGCACGCGTGGCCTGGAACCCACGCAGTCGCCGATGTTGCTGTCCTGCGTCAAACCCGCCGATGAAGGCGCCGAGGCGCTGCCGCCAGTTCATCACAGGTCTTTCACGGCAAAGGGGCTGAGCACGCGCCCAGCGCCACGCTCAAGTTTTGCAATGCGACGTTCGACATCACCGATCGCAGCGGCCAGTTCGGCATCCGTGCCGTAATTCACGGTCTTGCCGTCATAGCTGACCGAGCGCGTGCCGCTGTAGCGCGCGGACAGCAGCGTGCCGTGGCGAAGCTTCAACTCGTCGAGGGTCATTTGTCATTCCATGTATTTAGGCGTGCTGATCTTCCAGCCGCGCCGCCGGGGCGTAGCAATCCGCCCCGCCTGAGGTTCGCTCGGGTTCTCGGGCTCAGTACCCTGAGCTTTGACAGCCGTTTCTACGCCGGCCTGTTTCTCCAACTGACGCCACATCCGTTCGTCAAAGCGGTCGGCGCCGAGGATCCACGCGGCGGCCCGCGCATAGACCCGTGTGTCCAGTGCTTCGTTCCTCTCGCGCATCTTCTGCCATTCCTGGCGCGCATAGCCGCGCCGGTCGCGGATGGTGACCAGCTGTTCGGCCACCACCTGCTTGAGCCATTCGCTGTCTGCCCAATCGGGCAGGTGGATCGTGCCCGCCGGTATCGGCGCCTCTGGCTCGGATGGCCGCTCTATCCGCAGATAGCGATAAGTCTCAGCCTTGAAGGTGGCGGTAGCTACGGTCCAGAGCCGGGCCCCGCGCTTGAGCTTCCGACCATTCACCGTGGCATCAACAAAGGTCGGCCCCGACACTGGGGTCGCCCGGTTGAACCCCTCCAAGCCTTTGACGGGTGCCACCTGCGCAATGCCCTGCGCCCGCGCCCAAGCGTAGACGGCAGAGGTCTCATATCCGGTGTCGATCGCCAGCTTGGCCAGTGGCATAACGGCGCCGTTTTCATGCGCCCAGGTCTGTCCGAGCGACGCGGTCAGCCCGTGCCAGCAGGCAGGGTCACCCGGTCCGCCCGGAATGACGATGTGATCGACCAGCCAGCTTTCCAGGCCGCGGCCCCAGGCCCAGACATCGACCTCGATGCGGTCCTTTTGGACGTCCGCCCCGGCGGTCAGGAACAACCCACCCATGGGAACTTGCGCTGGGAACGTTTCTCGCCGATCTGCCAACCTCTGCCATTCCGGCGCATCGCCGCTTTCAACCCAGGTCTCGCCGAGAAGCGTGTTGCGCGCCGCGCGCAACATCTCGTCCGAGCCCTGCGCTGCCAGCCAGTCCCGCGCGATCTGCTCCCAGCTTTTCCAGCCGATCGGGGAATAGAGGGCTGACAGATGGAACCCGATCGCATTTGGATCGGCACTGGTCGCCGTTGCACGCCATTCGCCGCGTGCCAGCATGTCCGTCTTGTGGTGCTCCGCGATAGGGCGCTCGCAGCCCTCGCAGGCGTAGGCCGCTGTTTCCGGCTTCCCCTTGGCCCAGCGCAGTCGCTCGAACTGCAACCATTGCCTTTGACCGCAATGCGGGCAGGGCACGAAATACCGCCGCTGGTCGCTGGCCTCGAACTCGCGCTCGATACGGCTCAGCCCCCGGATCGTCGGGGTCGAGACCATGAACACTTTGCGCCGATGCGCGAAGGTTGTGGTGCGCGCCTCTGCCAGCGTGACTGGGTCGCCCTCCTCGTCGGCTGAGGCCGGATAAGCGTCGACCTCATCCAGAAACACATAGCGCGCAGGCATCGATCGCAGGCCGGTGGCCGAATTGGCCCCAGTCAGGACCAGAATGCCGCCGGGGAACTCCTTCGACAGCATCGAATTGCCCGCATCGCGCGACCGCGCGGGCTGCACGCGTTCTTTCAGCGCCGGGCTGTCCTCGATCAGCGGATCAATCCGCCCGCGCGAGGTGCGCTTGGCCATCTCGACCGTGGGCAGCACCGCCAGCATGGGGCCGGGCGCGTGATGGATCACGAAGCCGATCCAGTTGTTCCCTGCCTCCGTGGCCCCAACCTGCGCGGCCTTCATGAACGAAATCCGCTGTGCTGGATGCCGAGGCGACAGCGCATCCATGATCTCGCGCAGATAGGGGGCACGCGCCGTGCGATACCGCCCCGGTTCTGCTGCCGCGCGCGACGACAGCCAGCGATGCGCATCCGCCCATTCTGACACAGTCAGATCAGCATCAGGCCGCGTACCCCGGCGCCACGCGCGCAAGATGTCCTGTGCACCGTCAAACCCGAGATCGAGGCCTTCGGTCAGATCGTGGTCATCTTCCCCTTCCCTGTCATGCAAGCGAGACCCGGAGGTCTGCGAGCGCGTCGAGCTGCTCTCGGACATGAGTTTCCAGCACCCTTTGCAGGATCGCAGTCTCGATCGTCACGGGTTTGCCCGATGTCTTCTCCAACTCTGCGGATAACTGCGCGGCCATGAGAGCTGCCACGCGGGTGGGCCAGGTGACCCATGTGTCCCGCTCCTGGCGCGCAAGACGGAACACCAGCGTCTCGGCACGCGCGCGGTCGACCAGCACGCCTTTCTTCTTCTGGATCGCAAGCTGGCGCTCCTGCGCCTGATAAACGGTCAGCGCGGTGCGCGCCTTAATATAAGACGTGCTGTCGCCGGAGCCGGAGACGGCACTGGCAGCCATCATTGGGCTCACACCACCCGCGCCAAGCCCGCCCCGTGACCGTATCTGCTGGTCGGGATCGGTCATGCTGCCGCGCCGCGCGTCCGAGGCGGCGGCATTAATCGACCC